ATGACCTTCGGCGTGTTGCCCGGATACTGCTCGGACCACCGCTTCCAGAGCTGGAAGGCGAAGTCCGGATGATCCGGCAAGGCGCCCTTGATCGCGTGCCCGATCTTGATCCAGGTATGGTAGTTCAGGTCAGTGTTCGGGATGTGGGCTAGCGCCTGCTCGACTGCCTCAGGCGTGCCGACGATGCTGCCGCCCGCCGCCCAGTAGCATTTCTCCGCCATGCCGCGGCCCAGGGCCCTGCCGCGCAGCTTCTCCGGCACGATAGCATAGATGCGGTGGATGCACCGCCGCACCTGCTCCTCGGTCACGATCGGCAGGGCCGACATCCGGGTGTCGAGGAAGTCTCCGCACGGGTAGCTGTATGGCAGCCCCGTGCCTGGGTGGGTGGCGTAGGCGACGAACTGCGCGCCCTTGCCGAGGAACTCGACGGGCTGCATGTCTTTAATCGACGCGAATGGCGTAGCGACACGGTACACGCCAAGGATCTTTGGCGCCTGACCGATCCGAATAATCGGCGTGTCGCCAAGGTCCTCCACCATCATCTGCTTGGCCTTGTCGGCCACCTCGACGTCCATGACGTCGATATCAAACCCACCGACCTCGACCCCGCCAACGATCCCGATTCCGCATCCTGGCCATTCCGACCAGTGCTTAATCTCGGTCTTGGTAAACGGGAGGCGGGCGGCGAACCGCTCCCACTCCTTCATCGGCCGCCACACGCCACGCTCATACTGCCCCGGGTACTTCTCCCCCGCCGCGATCGGGAGAATGTGGTACCCCTCATCGCGCATAGCCGCGCCATGCAGCGCCATGAAGTTCGGCAACCGAGCGGCTGCCGAAACTCCGTCAGTACCTGCCGGGTGCAGCAATTTCGATCTCCTTCAGCTTGTCGGTGAAGCCCGTCACGGCACACTCGATCAGCGTCATCCACTGCTCGCGGGTCATCTTGGCCATGTCGGTGATGTCGAGCTCGTCGAGATACTCGCCGGCCATGTCGCTGGCGTAGTCGAGCGCCACTTCCTCGTGTTCTGATTTGTCGATCATGTGTTCTGCCCTCAGGCTGAGAAGTGTCAGACAGACAAGTGAGCAGGCTCCATCGCCAAGATCACGCCACCCGGCTTCATGCATCCAGGGCGGCAGCTCCACGGGCTTTCCAACGTCCCGGCGGCATATTGCGCACGGCATCTTAAGCCGCCTTCGTCTCGACTGAGGCGTCGAAGCGGCAATCAACGACGTTCCAGTGCTGGCCGTTAAATCTCACCTTGATGAAGGTCGCGGCGCTAAGCTCGTGCAGGCGCTGGAGCGCTTCCTGCACACTCCGGGGCTCGACGCCGGCGGCACTCCGGGCCCGGACGAACCACCAGTTCTGCGCCTTCTTCGCAGCAGGACCGTCGTGCTCGAAGCAAACCCATTCGCTGTATTGACTGCCGATGCCTACGAGGTAGGACACCCTCAGGCTCGGCGGCTTTCCGGGCTTGCGGTGCTCGTGATAGGTGACCCGCTTTACCCGGATCCAGTCCGACACCTGTCCCGACAGCAGTGGGACTGCTGCGGCCTTGGCGTCATGCATCGCGCGCCGCCGCTCGATCTCCCACACGTAGCCACAGGAGCAAGTGATGGTGCCCGCCGGCACCACGAGATGGCACTCCGGGCATTCTTTCTGCGGGGCTGGCCCGCCTTCGCCCTTGGGCCTGCCTTTGATCTGGTCCAGAGCCCCGTGCCGGACGGCGTTGCCGCCGAAGTCGAGCACAAGGCAGTTCTCCTTGCCCTCGAAGAGGCGGGTGCCACGGCCCACCATCTGGAGCCACAAGCCGGGGGACTGCGTCGGGCGGAGCACGGCAAGGAGATCGATCGGCGGGTGGTCGAACCCGGTGGTGAGCACGCTGTCGTTCGTGATGCAGCGGATTTTGCCGGCCTTGAAGTCCCGGATAATCCGATCGCGTTCGGCGTGCGGGGTGTCCCCGGTCACGGTCTCACAGGTGATCCCGTGCTCACGGATCGCATCCCGGATGTGGAAGGCGTGATCCACGCCGGTGCTGAAGCAGAGCCACGACTTACGGTCGGCGCCCGCCTCAACGATCTCCGCCACTGCCGCAGTGACGAGATCCGCCCGGTCGGCAGCGGCTTGCAGTTCGTTGGCCATAAACTCGCCGGCACGGGTGTGGACCCGGCTTGTGTCGATCTTGGCGAGGCCGGCCTTGGTGACGGGGGTGACGAGGTAGCCACGATCAATGAGCTGCTTCAGCCCGACCTCGTGGCAGATGCTGTCAAAGACCTTGCCCTCGCCCTCAACCAGCGAGCCGGAGCTGAGGCGGAACGGCGTGGCAGTGAGACCGAGAACCGGAACGTCGCCGCCGTTGATCTTGGCCAGATCGTCCAAGAGCTTGCGGTACATTCCATCCCCGCTGGCGGGGATCAGATGAGCCTCATCGACGATGACGATGTCGACTTTCTGCAGGTCGTAAGCGCGCTTGTAGAGGCTCTGGATTGAACCGATGATCACCTGCCCCGACAGGTCCTTCTTTTTCAGCCCGGCCGAGTAGACAGAGACTGGCGCCTCTGGCCATATGCGCTTCAGGGTCCGGTAGTTCTGCTCGACCAGCTCCTTGACGTGCACAAGGCATAGGATCCGGGTGTCGGGCCAGCTCTGGATGGTGTTCTTGATAAAGCTCGCCAGAACCGGCGACTTCCCGCCTCCGGTAGGGATGACGATCAGCGGCCGCCTCTTCCCGTCTCTGAAGGCGTCATAGGCGGCGTTGATTGCCTTCTGCTGATAGTCGCGGAGGTTCATCAGAACGCCCTCCACGCGCCACAGCCGACGCGCTGGAGATCCAGCTCGATCTCGTCACCATGCAGCGTGCAGAACCAGCGGCCCTCGCCCTTCACATGAGCGCAGGTCCGGCAGTTCCTGGCCGGATCCTGAAGCCCGTAGCACGTCGCCCAGTGGGGGCAGGTCGGGCACAGGAAGTCGGCAGCCACGCCCGTCTGGCGCGGCGGGAGCACTCCTTGAGCTGCCTTCAGTATCTGCTCGGGGCGAGCAAACTTCGGGGCCGGAACGCGAGGCGTCGCCCAGTGGACTGTGTGCCACATGGCCCGGTCGCACTCATGATCGTGCATGTTAAGCGAGCCGCCGGCCCACCGACCGTCGAGTACCCACTTGTCAGGCGCCTCAGGCGCCGCTATTTTCCGGATCGCAACCATCTTTTCGCACTTCTATCGTGGGTTGAAAGAGCCCTCGGACGCTGGACTGGACCCCATGCGCCCGGGGGCTCTTCTTTTTGGTTAGGCCGCGCGCTTCCACGGCTTGCCGGCAGGAGCCGGAGCGCTGCCGTTGGTTGCCGCCGACTGTGGCGTCCGACCGTTCGGCGCCTTGTATCCGCGGATCTCATTCGAGGCGCTGTAAGCCCCCTGCTCCGGGCGGACGCGGACGGTGGCAATCACCGGCTTGTTGTGCAGCTGCTCGCTATCCTCGACCACCGCTTCGCCAACTGCGTGGCACAGGGCTGAGAGCTGGCGCTGCGCGATCTGCACCGCCTGTGGATTTGTGTTCTCGAGGTTCAGGCGATCCCACATCTTCCGGCTCTGATACTCGCCGTCGAGGATCTCCATCTCGAGCCAGAGGTAGCGACCGCTGCCGTTCTTCGTGCTCCTCATCTCCGAGGCCACGACCTGGACCAGATATTCGCCAGCCGGAAGGACGCTGAAGTCCTGGGCCGGGGGAACGTTGTTGGCGTTAAAGGAAGTACCGAGAGCAACCATCTTCACTTCACTCCATGGGTGGGGAGATGCTGAGCAAAAGACTGCCAGATCACGTCTGGCTGCTGCCACGCCTGCTCAGTCGTGGGCAGATCGATGAAGGGCGGCATACTGTACCTGTTCTTAGCCAGATATGCAGGCCGCTCTTCAAGATAGAGAACTCGCTGTCCGGATCCGACGCCGCGAGTTGCCTTCTTGCCGAAGCCCTCATCCTTTTCTCGGATGCTGACCCGGTAGTTCAGGAAGCCGACCACATCCGCCTGCTCCTGGAGAAGGGCAGAAGCTCGGTCATGCAGTTTCGGCTGGTAGCGATCGATCGGGTCGTGGTCCGGCGCCTCAAAGCGCTTCACGACAGAATGCGCGATCAGGATGATCGTCATGCCGCGCTCGTCGCGCAGAGCCCGCAGGCCCTCCAGGAGCTCGCGCCACAGCTCTAGTGCCGCGACGTAGCCCTTGCCGTAGCCGGGGGCTTCGATGTTGGCCCAGCCGTTCTTGCGACACGCCTCGCGCCAGACGTGCGGCTCAAAGGCATCGAGGCTATCGAGGATAAAGGTCTGCCGATCGTGATCCTCGCCGTAGAGGGCGCCGATCGCCTCCATCATGTCGGACCAGCTGCCGATGTCCCATCGCGGCACATCCAGGAGCCCGACGCCATCCTCTACCGCGGCCAGAACCGGCTTGGGGGCGCCAGCGGCGAAGGTCGTCTTGCCGCCGCCATGAATGCCGTAGAGGAAGGCAATGGGCGGCTTCAGGGCTGAGCTGCCCTTCAGGCTCGCTATGGAGAGAGCCATGTGGCTTCTCCCTCAAAGGTGGTATTGCAACTCA